ATTTAGAGCCGCCCACCTTGGTGTTGTGGCTGGCGGTGCGGTAGCCGCTGGTGATGGTCACGGGCTTGCCGAAGTGCTCCCGGATGCACTGCAGCAGCACCACAAGGCCCTCGTCAATGAGGATGGTGTCGGTGCCGTCGCGGCAGCGGAACTCCCGCACACGGAATGCGGGGGAGAGCTGCTTTGCGCCGTCCTTCTTCAGGCTGTACTGTTTGATCGCCATATGTATCACGTCCTTTCACGGGGTCAGGCCCCGATTTTCACGTTCTCTTCCAGCTACTGATCTGCCTTGTCCTCAGCGTCCTTACTGCGTGATTTCCTCAAAGCCGCTCTTGATAAGAATTGCTTTCACCTTCTCCTTCAGCAGGCGGGGGCAGCGCTCATACAGAGCCTTTGCCTCCTCCATGGTCTCAGCAGACATGATTTCCTGTGCCCACAGCATCGCCATCATACGTACCAACCTTTCTAATTTTTGTGTGATTTTATGCATAAACAATCTCGCTCATTTCAAGCAAGCATTGCTTGAGCATCTCGTTTTCTTTTTGCAGTGCCGCCACCGTGTCCGGCAGCTTCTCCCGGGCTTCGGCCTTTTTGCGCGCTTCTTCCTGCGCGGCCAGCTCTTCGGCGGTGTAGCGGATGTACCTCTGGATGGGCAGCTGCTCGGTCCACGCGGGTCTTGCCGGTACGCCCGGCACATCAATGACCTTCCGCACATCCCTGCCGCCGCCGGGATACTCCGTTACGGTCTCGTAGTGGCTCACTTCCTCCACACCTTCCACAGCCGGGTGCTCCACTGGTTCGGTGTCGTCCACCAGATACCCAAGCGTCAGGTCAGGGGTCTCAATGGCTGCACCGT